AAGTATTGTATTGTTTGACCACGACCTACAGCCTTGTTTCCTGCTGTTCCTATCTTGTAGCCAGAATCTAATACGCCAAAGCGTAATTCTTTTGCGTTAGCTGCTGACGTAGTAGGTTTAACAAATAGAGGTAAGTTATCGTAATAGCGCTCGGTCATCTCAAACAGTGCGTTAGTTGACTCTCCATCATGAGTTAAGATAAAAGCTTGAGTGCCTTTGTTATGGGTTGTGTTCCATATAAAGCGACCTTCAACGTAAGTACTAGCCCCTTGTTGTCTGCCCTTTAATATTATAGCCCTGACTTTACCTGTCTCTTTCTTTTGTTGCTCAATACGGCTATGAATATATTTTTGTGCGTCATTAAGCAAAAGAGGCTTTAACCCCTCATGTTTTGTTCTAATCTTTAAGCAGTGCTTGGCATAAAACTCAAAGTCATCTTTAAGTAGTTGCCGTTTGCCCGTTTGATCAATCAAGAGATGCTAGCCATTCTTCATGGCTTAACTCAATATTAGTATTAACAGATTCGACCTTATCCGAGTAACCATGCTTAGTTAACATCATCTTAGTAATGGCAGAATTAAACTCATTAGTTAGCCCGTTAGAAACTAGTTTTCTTTCCTGTAAAGCGTTAACGCAATCTAAGATGTCCTTAAACTCTTCGTTATCTTCTTCTGCCCACCTGTAAGCTGTTGATTTTGCTATACCTATAAATAAACATAAACCAACCACCGTATGAACAACATCAGGGCACTCGTCTATGTACTCGTTAGCCTTAACTAGTAGTTCTTCTGTGTAGTCGGTTGGCCTAGCCATTAGTCACATGCTCTTACAATTGATGTCATAATTATTCTCTCGGTAATACGGTAAAGTTAGAAGTATCACCGCTTAAGTCTTTTGGTGTTCCGTCTACATATTCACCATGAATAGACCATTGACCAGTCTCATTAAGCAATCCTACCTCTGTTGTATATTGAAAATACTCATTAGCTAAAAATGTTTGTACTGTACCATTAACGCATATAGACAAGTTAACAGCAGGAGCAGTGACACCATCAGCACTTAGTTTTTCAACTACTGTTCCAAGAGGCTTTCTGAACACCATTCTTAATTCAGTATTACCAGACAAATCAAAGCTTGCATTAACTGCTAGTATTCTTCCTACATCATCCTCTCTAATTGTCGCACAACTCATTACATATACCCCCTTTAAAGCCGTTTAAATCATTAATAAACCCGATAAACCCAACAGGCTCTAATATAGTGTTGTCAATTATAGTTCCTATGAATCCGTTAAGGCACTCATTATTAGCCGCTGCATCAGTCGTAAATGGAAATGATGAGGAAAAAGCCCCGTCACCATCTAAGTTGTAAGCTCTTACTTCTACAGTAAAAGATGTATTAGATGCTAGTGATGATATCACAAAAGGGTTAGTGGTGAATATATCAACGGGCGATCCACCATCTAATCTATAATCAAATCCTGTTTGGTCTGTGTTGTCATAACTAAAAGCTACTGTTTAGTTACCGTACCTACAGGTGGGTTTAATCCACCACCAGACCATGTATTAGGAGTTTGCCAAGTATTTACACTCACACTGTTATTCCTTCAATGTAAGCAGCGTTTGAGCTTGGGTTAGAGTTATCATCAACATAACCTTTTACTGTTTCCCCTACTGCTACATCAACAACAATACTAACAGTTTCACTTGAATACGTTTCATTTTGTCGCTGTAACCTTGTTCCGTCAGCCTCATCTAGCACAGTCATAAATGTACCATCTGGAATACCTGTTACTGTTAAGTTAAGCGTTGACGCAAAGCCTAAAGGCAATTTAGTTGCGTTGTATATTCTTAAGCCAACGGTATCTAACTCGTCATCTTTAGCGAAATGAACTCCGTCACCGTCTGTTAAATCTATGTCGGTCATAGGTACAGTTATATATGCGTTAGCATTAGATGCAACAACACTTAATTGAGCATCTCTTATTGGTATTTGACCAGTAGTAGTTCCATTGCCATCATAACTACTTGGTAGTGTTTGTAATGCTCTAATAATTGTAGGTACACCGAAATCAGCGAATATATCATCAATCATCAAGTCTAAAGCTGCTACATAGGTTGTTCCTAGGGTGCCCATTACATTGTTAGCGTCTCTTTCGCCTTGGTCAAATATTACCCCTGCAATACCACCAACAGCCGCAACCCTTCTATCCATTGATTCGTATTGATTCAATCCGCTAACGCGTACACTACTGAGCTTTTCGAATTCTGCTATAGGTGTTCCAGATAAGTTACAAGGAATAATACCTACAGGTATGTTATTTGCAGCTAGCCAGTGATGGCAAAATCTAGGGGCATGACTGCCCACAGCTGCACCACCATCATTACTTATTGCATCAACGAAATTTGTAGCGCTATCTGATGGATCTGTCATAACTTTATGATTGTCATCGTTACCAAACAAATGAGCAGTTGCACCGCCTACGTTAGATGTGAATACTTGATTGTTATCTCCGCGCCCTGAGCTATTAGATTGCCCTAAATAAATAAAGAAATCACCAGTTGCTATATTAATAACCGTATCATTTACGCCAGTATCATTGCTAAATCTAAATATTAACGTATGCTCACCGACAGTTAAAACTACAGGTATAACCGAAGCGTTACCTGTAGGTGTTGCGTCTCCTGTTATAAATCCACCACCGTCAACAGAATATTCTATGGTTGTTGGTGTTCCTGTCCAAGTCATGTTAAATGTATGTGTTGCGTTATCCGATCCATCTCTTTGCCTAAGCTCGAAATCATCATTAGTGATAGTTATACTGTCAACAGCGGCAGGGGGGATAGTTAGATTATCTATACTAGCAGTTGTGTTACCTAATCTTAAACCGTGATCTGTAGCTGATTGATGAACTGAACTGGTAGTTGTTATTCTTGATGTCCCGTCAACCTCTATATCGATAGAAGTCCCGGTAAAAATAGCTTTTAAAATCGTGTCTGTGGTGTTTGTGTAAGGCGTTACAGTAAATGTACCTCTGTCCGTGGTAACTGCTGCGGTACGCTCAAAAAGAGTTACTAATCCGCTTGATGTATTGATAACAGCTTGCCAATAATTATCGTTATCTGTTCTTCTGAAGTATATGCCGTGATTATTAGCGCCTAACCCCTCACCATTAACCGTAGCTTCAACAAATCCATCAGATAATGAAGCATCATCACCAGCAAGAGCCGCGCCTGAAACGGTCAAAGCTACACATTTATTGTTTTGTATATTGAACGTGCCATCTCTGGCAGTTAATCCAGCTGGTAATGGATCGCCGTTGCTGCCAGTAAAATCAAAAAACGCCATTACTTATCCCTTATCTAATTTATTTAAAATCAATGATATGCCATCACCAACCTTTGTGAATTCTTCCCGTGTTTCTATTATATGCTCGTCTAATCTGTCTTTATTACTATCAGCTAGCGTTGATTTTTTCCACGTAAGATAATAAAAGATTAATCCTACAACGCCAAATACCAGAGACAACAAAACACCTATCCCCGGTGCATTTGTATTTATAAAAGTAAACCATCCAAAGTAGCTACTTGCCCCTGTACTTACGGCGGATATAGTCGCTCCATCCGCCAAAGCTTTGACGCTCTCTTGTTTCACGTTTAGCCCTTTCTCGTTGTTTGTTCAAATAGACTCTTACTAACGTAGTTGCTATAAACACAAACCCTAGATAACATCCTTTGTACATTGCAAAGTGCGCTAGTAAGTCCATTATATGACACCATCATTTGAGTTATAGCTGTTAGTATTAGTATTTCATCGTATAAAGCAAGATTCATATAATTCCACCAAGATGAACCATTTATCAAGTTCAATGATATCATAATGTGGTGAAATATGATAAATGTGTATATAAGCGTGTGAGTGGTTGCTTTTCTGTCATTAAACAAAATAGCTGACATAGCCAAAGCGCCTGCCCCGTTGATCATGATACTTATCATTGTTTGCTTTATAAACTCAGCCTTGTACTCTGCATCAGTTAAAGTTTCGTTGGCGTCAGGCATTAAATAATAAATAAAACAAGAAACCACAATAATAAACGAGTGTTTTTTATATGCAGATTCCGAAAATAGCAGAAGAAATGCAAAAAATATAAAGGTTAGGCATGGAATCCAATACCTAACCTCAAATATTAAGTCAGAGTAAATCATTACTTAGTCTTATTCTTTGGCACTTTTCTAGCTTTTGGCTTTTTGCCCTTTACACCTGTCATAATAATTCCTATCAATTGGTTAATCTAAATTATATCACACTATCTCAATGTGTGGCATATCCCAGCCGTGGAAGCTATTACTGCCAAATGAGCCGCCCCATTTTATATCGCAATCAATACGACCTTCTTTCTTTAATCGTTTAGCTGTTGATAATATAGCGCCGGCAACTAACGATAAATGATTCTTGTCCCATGATGCTTTGCCGTTGATGTAAGCGTAAAAATCTACAGCCTCACCTTTTTTGATGATTGCTGATGGTTTGTATACCGTCACACTTTGAAAGTTTATCTTGATATAGTTTGTTTTGCTCTCCTGCCGAACGTAAACCGCCGCTTCCAGGTACTCCGAAATCAATGACACTGTATTTAATTGCTTCATACATAATTACAACTAAATCAGGATTGATACCATTCATTCGCTCCATGCTTTTCTTGCTAAATTGAAAACACATTATAATATTCCTGTATTAAATAAAGAGACTGTACCCACAACAAAGAAAACAACCATTAACGCAATAACTAATTTCTTATCTGCCGATATGCTATTTTTATTCTGATTATGAGTTCCCATCGTGTTCATCCTTGGTTCTTGGCACAAACCGTTTATGTTTAGGTTTTTGTATCTGTCTTATGTTCATAGTTTAATCCTTGCCACTTCCGTGTGGCGTTTGTTAGTTACTGTTGAGGAGTGTAATTGCCGTTTTGCTGCTGTCCTTGTTGGTTAAATCCTTGTTGGTTGTTATTTTGCTGGAACCCGCCGTTATTTTGTTGCTGGTTATTCTGCTGTCCTTGCTGCTGGTTATTTTCTTCAAATAGAGAGGACATAACCATATCACTAGGCTGTTCACCTCGCTTTGCTGCAAGTACGTTTTGCTTAACTAAAATACCCGCAAGGCTAACAGTAGGATCTAATAATACATATTCTTTATTATTCTTTCCTACACCAATAATCCCAATATTAGCCCACTCTGCTTTTTGCTGACCGTCTTTAGTATATTCGCCTACTACTGCACTTAATCGTTTAGTCATGTTCTTTGCTTCCTTTTGTTGTTAATAGTTAATTGTTTTCTAATTGCATCGGTTGTATTACAAAGTGTTGCTTCATTCCGCGCCTAACTGTTAATGATATTGTTGCCGCGCTAGATATGTGAGATACCGCATTAACCCTAAGCCCGCCTATATTTTTCTGGCTACCAAAACTCACAGACGCATCTACATATAAATTCATCCACCTATCAGTCCATTGACTTCCATCCTTACCCCATAACGCTATTAAGATGCGCCTTACTGTAAGGCATGGCTTGAAAGGTTTATTTTCACACCCGTAATAATATATATGTATCGGCTGCTTAGGGTCGTTTACTCTTGTTATCCCTTCAACCTGAATTGATATAGGTCCAGCCACTAAATCATCAGCGTTAAGTTGGTCTGATTTTGCTTTTATAGTTCCTGACAAGTCTGAAATATCCATACTACTCACCCTCGTCTTCAAAAGTTACTTCTATATCATCTTTATAATCTTCAGTAAAACTACCGCCAAAGTTAAATGTTTCTGTATGAATCCAATCATTACTATTTTTACATCGACTGAACTCAGAAATATTACCTCTGTGTCTATCCCAAAAACCTAAGTCGATAAGCTCCTGTCTTGATATTTGAAATACTGCTACAGGATAACGCCCTAATTCAACGCTATTTTGTATAACAAGAAAAACAAAACTATCAATTTCAGTTTTATAGTGCTGCTCTAAAACGTCAGTGTAGAAGCTAGCACCATGCCCGTAGTTAAATTTATACAGTGGGTTTATCCATTCTTTATCGCTACGCCAATCATCAATGCTAGCCGTTGTTTTGACGTCGATAACTATACCCGCAGATTCAACAGCGTCTTTATCAGGTCGACATTTTAAATTTACGCCCGTTTCTTTATCTTTAACAAATACCGATGATTCACAATCACCATCAAGATCAAGTAAAGACTTTGCTGATGGGTGACAGAATACAGATTTAGCCATTAAGTTAACTTGGTCGTATTCATCTTTAGTTAATACCACCTTGTTTACATTTTCTTTTTGCTCTAGCTCAAACCCTTTAGCTGTTCGCCCTTTGAATTCAGAAACTACGATATGATCTTTATATTTTTCCGGCTCTAAGATGGCACAATGTAAAGCCGTTCCTATGTCAGTCGTTTTTGATTTAGCTCCGTTTCTTGGTGCGCTCTTTGACCAAACAAAATCACCCGGATTCTTTTCAATCATTTGTGCGTCACTATTAGCTAATCCATCAGCCGCCCTATAGATAACATCATTTAAAAAATGCTTTCCTTTGTAACTATTCATTTCGTATCACTCCAAAGTAGAAAACCATCAGCAATCAACATAACAATATTATTCTCGATGCCATGCCTGCTATCTAGCTGTATTAATTTAGTCGTACCTTTCTTTTTAACTATTATTGTTTCGTCCATAATTGGATCGTTAACATCTATACTTAACCAATTAATCATGGTCTTATTATCCCTTTGCAATGGTTGGCAATTCTACAAAACATCTGAGCTACAAATTTATCTTTAGCAGTAAAGCTTAATGTTGACTTTATTCCGTTGAATGTATAAATCTTACTGTCGATAGCTACAAACACCGGATTTTTAAATTTAAGTGGGTTACCCATTAGTTCAAATCCTCATCAGTATCAATTGTGTGTGAACACTCTAAGCTAGCGCATTCTAAAATAGTACTACCAAGTTCCTGATACATATTCTCGCCGCATTCAGGGCAGGCAGTTCCTAGATGGTCGCAATGTTCTGCTATTTGATTCTCAATACTCATTTCGTTTAATCCGTTTATTGCTTCTACCCAGAAACCACCAATTAAGGTGGTTAGTCTGGTCATAAGCGATCCTTATTTAAAAATCAAGCTCACCATTGTACTTAGCATCAAAAACAAAATATTCAGCTTGCCACTTACTTACGCATTCAGAAAACTTAACAACTCCGTTAATAACTGACTTTACATAATGAAAGCCTTCAATTTTCCATAACTCAATAGTCCCGCCATTAAGTACTTCGTGTGTACTGATTTTTGATTCGTTGCTCATTTCGTTTAATCCGTTTCGTTTTGATAACTAAATACTAGCGTACTACTTTTAATTGTGCAAGTACTTTTATGGGTTTATTTTAGGGCTTGCTATATATCTATTAAAGTACTATTATTGATGAAAATTAACTAAAGGTATAAACATGAAACACCAAAAATCAAAGTACAAACCTAAGCCTCACATTAAGATGTATGCAAATGATGAGTTTATTGAATCATTAAAGAAGTTTGCAGAAAGTGAAGGTTTAACATTAAGCGCGTTCGTATTCCTAACAATGAAAAATAAAATTAAGCGGAGTAAATAATGACTGAATCAAATAAAGATAAATTAAAGGTTACAGCAATAGTGGTGCTTTTCTTATTAGCGTCTAGTGTAGATTCTATATTACTTAGTTGGGGTATGTGATGAGCGAATTAAGCAATGGCGATAGTCCAGCAACAGCAGTAGAGTTTAGAAGTCCTAACATGTCAGGTGGTGAAGATATCGGGCAATGGCGAGGACTTACGAAACGTGAAGCTTTTGCAATGGCAGCTATGCAAGGTATTTTATCTAGTAACGTATCTGGAACCACGGAAGAGTTTGTAAGTCATTCTGTTGTTATGGCTGACGCTTTATTAAAGGAGCTATCTAAATGAGTTACGAGAAAAAATTCTGGCTGGCTCTGGTTTCTTGGAGTTTACTTATATTTATTATTGGTGTTGCTATTGGTGATAAATCAGCTAATCAAACACTACAAAAAGAAATCACCTTGCTTAGTATTGAATTAACTAAGCTTGAAATTAAAAAACTTAAAGGATTATCTAATGGAAGCTAAAAAAATGTATATCGGTGAACCTTACAACTTTACCAACCAAAAGGAACGACTTGTATATATCGGCTGCAATCTATCTGGTAATGGGTTCTGGCATCAATTTGAAAAAATATCAAATCGCGGCACTGTATGGAGTGAATTACAAGGCTCTGACTTATGGATGATAGAAGAAACAAAAGGTGAGTCATAATGGGTATTTTAAATTACAGACCAGAAGAATTAACGAATCAACGTAAACTTATATCTGATGCTAAAAATACAGGTGACGATCTTACTGTTGATAATAAAGGTAAGCGTAGTTCTCATGGTGAAGCTGCGGCCGGGGTTCGTGCGTTTAAAGATAACCAGCTTATTGACTCGTTACTAAGTCATGATGATAATCTGTATTTTGAAGAGGTGTTTAATAGTTTATAGTTGTTACCGGGTATAAAAGCAGCCACTGATTAAGGTGGCTTTTTAATTAGTCTTTATTATAACCTTCAACCTTTCTTTTTTCTCTATCTTTTGTTCTAGCCTCCTGCCAATGTAAAGCCTCTTCAATCTTTGTAATCGTTAAAGCGTTCTCTCGGCATGGAAAGGATTTGTTTAGGCTTTTGAACAGCTCTTTACAGAAGAATAATAAATCTGTTGCTTGTATTCCATTTACGCCAACTTCTTTTATTGGGCCATCTTGTATTGTAAAGTGTAAATTATTACCTTTAGATACGCCATGATATTTTTGATGTCCGTCTGTATCAATATTACCTTTATCAGAAGTGTGCATAAATAATTGATATGATGCTTCGCTTAAGTGTTTCATTTGTTAGCCTCCTAGGGCAAATCATTTTGATTATGTTCTTTTTGAACCTGTCCATTATAACACAAAACCGCAATTAAGCGGTTTATGTTTGTATTACTCTTGTAGTAGTTAAATAAAATAAGCAATCAAAAGTATAATTATAATCCCAAGCGCTTCACCTGCTCGCTGTATTTCTTCATCGCTTATTCTCATTTCTTCTTATCCTTTTGTTTAGTGTCTATATGATGGTTTATTTATCGCCATCAATTAGCATTAAGGTATATTCACCTTGAGTTATCTTTATGCAATTTGTGTCGCTCTTATCTAGCTTTAAACTCATAACAGACATAGCAGCCAGTATAATTTCACTACTAAATTCTTCTTGTGACATGCCGTTAAGTTTGGCGAAGTCTTTCCAGATATTTTCAGTCATATTATTTATTCCTTGTTTATGTGCTTGTTGATTGAATTAATATCTATCAATTCTTGTTAATAATATTATTTCGTTATCTTTATTTTCATAACCTATAACTTTGTATTCTTCGCTTCGCCCATAAGTGGCAACGTAAAACTCTTCGTCATCACTGTACTGATAATCGCCGCCTTTATATCCAGTGTGAACGCTAGACAGGCCTTTTTTTAATACTTTAGATAAGTCCTTGCCGTTTATCTTGTCTGTACAATAATCAATAGCAGGGATAGAATAAGAGCCTCTCCAGCTTGTTAGCTCTTTAGGGCTGTAATCGGTTTCTAAAAATCTAAAGTTGTGCTTTTTATAATTCTCTGCCAACTCAATAAGGTCAAAAATTCTGTAAAAGTGTATTGCTTCTTCTTTAGTGTCTCCACCAATGATGTGATAATCCATTTTCATTCCTCTTGTATCTTATATAGTTACTTGGTTAATCGTGTCTTGCTGCGAAGTCTGCAAAGTATTTAAGTACGCCTTTGTCATCAATAAAATCTATTTCGCCCATTTCTTCTCTAGCGTAAATACATATATTCTTTTCTAACTCTTTTATTTTTAATTCGTGATGATTGATCACTATTTGCATTTGAATTTTAGTCATTCTTTTATATCCTCTGTTTGTTGATGTTAGCCGTATCTAGCAAAGTCAGCAGCTTGTTTCATATCGTCAGGTTCTTCATCACAATAAAGAAATTGATTTTCTAGCTCTTCCTGCTTAGTGAATTTAACGTGCTCATGTTGTGCTGGCTTATTTCTCAATTCAGATTTTAGATCTTCAACTTCTTGAGCTAAACTTATTGCAGAATCAAGAACAGATTTAAACTCCTCAAGAGCAACGCCATTTTTATTAGATCTATTATTACCAGTACCTTCATACAAGTTATAACTATTTCTGATTTCTCTTAATTTATCGATATTCATTTTTATACCCTTCCTTGCTGATTAAATAACTTCTTTTAATTCAATTAAAATATAATCAATAGATGATTGTAAGTTTAGCGCTGACTCGTCTAAATGCGATTCTGCTCTGCCGCAACTCATTTTACCTTTAACTTCATTTATAACTTTCATACAAGCTTCAAGTTGACTTGCAGCCATTAATAATTGATGTGCATTCATTATTTATTCCTTAAAATTACATAGTTGTCTCTTAGACACGGTTACTTGGTAACCACTAAAACTACTTCGCCATCATCAAGATGCTTTTTGATTTCTAGCTGGTATAGTTCTGCAGTATCTTTCTGGTCCCATACTCTATTCATTCCTTTTGTAATTGCGGTCCGTCTAATTTTCTCAACGGTAAAATTTAATATTCCTTTCTTTCTGTGACGGTCCACACTTATCAGTTTTGCAAATTCCCACTTGGCCACGTGTTTTTTATTAGGGTTAAACAAGTTTACAGTGTCGATACAATCCATCGTGAACCATTCACCTCTAATATGATAAGCCTTACAAGCTCTATGCAATCTCTTTTCTATCTTGATAGCATCTGCAGGGGTATTAGCAATATAGTATTTCCACAGTACAACTAACTCACTAGGGCTTGATGTCTGAAGCGCTTTAAGTCGATTGTTTACATTGCTAGACATACCTAACTTTATTTCTTGGCCATTACTTATCGCATAAAGATAATGCTTTTTAACTACTGCAGGTTTTTTCTTTACGTAAGTTAAACTATTGGCCAAGGACCGTTGCGCTGCAGTAAAATAGTTATTAACTTGAAACCATCTAATTAATGATGCTGCTTTTTGTTTACCATCAGGTCCAGTTGTTTTGGCCAATGAGAATTTCTTTAACTTGATCACCGTTAACTGTTCGTAGCTTAATTGTGATTTATACTTGTTCTTTTTACTTTTAGACATAACTAAATCCCTTTCTTATCTCTAGATACTGTAATCAAGGGCAAATCCCTCTGAGTAAATAGATGATAATAATAAGGCCCCCCTAAATTAATATTTCATCATTGATAACACGGATACAAGTAATAGCATGGCCGTGATTTATAAACCCGTATTTAGATTCTTGGTTCCCTGAATATTTATTTATAAACTTATTTTGTTTTAGGTTTTTTACGATAACCGATAGAATTCGGCAGTTAGTGAGGAGCTTTGAAAGGAAATATTGGAGCGTTATATCGGAATCGAACCGATGACACGAAGGTTGGAAACCTACTGCTCTACCATCTGAGCTAATAACGCGCATAAAAAAGGGTACTTAAGGAACATGTAACCTCCGTTGAAGAGGGGCGAAACCTTTTAGCAAGAAAACCCACCAAAGATCACACGTTTCTTAAATACCCTCTAAAACATTTCTTTCTTGTTAGTACTTGATACTAACTCAGCTCTTCACACTGCAATAACTATTGTACTATTTATCCTCCTTTTCTTCAAGTCTAGTATTCGCTATACCGTCCATATAGAAAAATAAATCTATAAATAAAACTTCTGTGTCCATTTCTCTGGTTGCATCACCACTGGCAAATATAAACTGCCAACTATCAATCTTTTCACCACAATAATCAAAATACTGTTCATAATTCCAAGCTATTCTTATCTCATGCTTACGAATACCTAAATCGTCTTTATCGGTATTATATCCCCACGTTAAGATTGCTATAAACTCACTATCGTCATCATCACTGTAGTAATCAGGTTCTTTAAACAAAACATCAAAGCTACCATATTGATCGACAATATCATTAAACTCAGACATCCCTTCTTTTTGCTTTGTTGACGCCCATTCTGGAATGTTATTACTCATTACTTGTTTACTCCTTGTTCTAGTTTAAAATCAGACTTCAACATGTACTGTGCGCCTTTGATGCAATTACCTTTAGAGTCAACAGTGTGGTAATGAAAGCCTAGCGCATATACTCCTGATATTTTACCAAAAGTATTTTTACCCAAAGGAAACTTTAAACCGTTTCTTATTAACTCACTCATATTACTTTACCTCTTTAATAACATTAACAAGCTCTATAGCTAGCAATATTTCTGCGAAGTGTGCACCAGATGAAGTGATAGTCATATCATCCTTAACTGTTACGCTTCCATAAACAAAGAAAGCGGGATCCATTCTGTCGTAATACGAGTTTTTCTTTTCTGGTGTGTATACGACAGTTACATTCTTGTCATTAGTTGCCAATACATGTGATACGCAATCACCACCGTTAACACTTGTTATATATTTAATACCCATCTTTTAAATCCTCTCTCGTTGTTGATGAAATTAATATTAATTAATTTCGTAGTTTAGTAATGCTGATTTTAGCGGCTCGTCTTGATTTTTAGCTATATCAGCTATTAACTTATATTTAAACTTTTTGTACGCATCAAAAGCCAGCTCCTCAGTATTAAAGATACCCAAATAACTAGATGTACCATCACCCTTACTGCAATTTGCTTGGTATTTGTTTCTTCCTTTGTGAAAGCAAACCCCCACTTTAAGAGAGCCTTTTTTGCTTTTTACCCCAGCCATAAGGTTGTTAATTCTCCTCTCTACAAACAAGCAACCATCAGGGCCGTACACTTTATTTCCTTGTACTAAAATATCCTTATCTAAATCCTTTCCTTTCCAATCTTGCTGCTCCATCCATGCCCTAAATACCGAAAAATTAAGCCATTCATCACAAACAGTGCAATCAGCGTAGGATGCAAATATCTTTTTTGGTGTTACTGAATAGCACCTTTCAATCATACTTTTCCATTTCACATAAAAAGGGCAAGCTAGTATTTTTCCATCTTCTATATAACTAACAGCATAACTTGCATCATTAACGCCTACTTTGCTCACTGGCAAACCACACTTTCCACTTATCTTTTTTAACGGTCTTTCTATAAACATAAAACCTCCTCGTCAAACAACTGAATCTATAATACGACAATATCCTTGACATAGCAACAATTAATGTTATTATTTGTACAAGAAATATTAATCACAAGGAAAACAAGTAAATGAGTAGACAATCTAGAGTAACAGCCGATATAACATTAGAGGCTCACAATATCCTAAGAGAGTACTGTGATAAGCATGAGCGCTCTAAAGGCTATCTTATAGAGAAGATGATAAGAAAGTTTTGTGTTGACGTAGAGCCTGTTAAATCAACTGAGATTGTAGTAGTTAAAGAAAAAGTTAAACGGTTTACTCCTCCTATGCTTGAATGTATTTATGAGTATATGAAAGAAAAAGAGGTTGATGATATTGGAGAGGCTAATAAATTTAATGATTTCTATCAATCGAACGGCTGGAAAGTTGGCAAGAATAAAATGAAAGACTGGAAAGCATCCGTTAGAAACTGGCTAAAAGGCTATAAAGCTAAAGCTACGGCTACAACTAAAAACACTGTTGATTTAGATGATCGCTCTTGGGCTGATGAATTTAAAATTAGAGTTAAAAAATAAGGAATGATTATGGACTTACCAAAGTTATATAGAAAGGTTTGGCTAAAAATAGAATGGCTAAAGGATGAATGTATTAATGGCGATCATGTACAAACAGACGGTTATATTTACATTGAGTCTATGCGTGTTAAAGCTATTGATAATTCATGGTTTTGGAAAATAAGCGAATGGGATTTTGAACAGAATAAATGGGAACTTGAAATGGCTGGCTATAATAGCGATTTTGATGAGTTTTATTATGAGGTGGAATATAAAAACCCCTACCCATATAACGAGGGTGATTGGTGTTACGCATATCAAAGACCAACCATTAAAGAGCAAATAGCACAGCAAGATTTAATAAACGAGCTTGACGATTGCCCGTTTTAAACACTAAACGTATTAAGTAAGGAATGATTATGAGAGATATAAAGTTTAGAGCATGGGATTCAAATAAAAAAACATTTCCGTTTGTTGGGTTTTACATTGTAGGGGAGGTGACAATTTTTGACTTGATTAAGCAATATCAACTTGAGGAATTGTGCGCTTTAGATATTCAACAATTCACAGGATTAACCGATAAGAACGGCGTAGATATTTATGAAGGGGATGTTGTTAAATGGAATTCAAGTAATTGGAAAGTAAGATACATGATTGATAGTGATATAACTTCGGCGGGTTATTATTGTGAGTCAATGAGCGGAGAAACATTTTATTGCTTCTGTAAAACAATGAAGCCGTCAGAGGTAATCGGTAATATTCACGAAAACCCTGAATTATTAAAGACTAATAAGATAGAGGAATAAACAATGAAAGATAATAAATATAAAGTTTGGTTTGCGAATTGTAATTACAAAGATCAATTTGAAATAGTTTTTGCAATTAATCAGAATGACGCTTTAATAATAGCTCAAGCAGAAAGAATTAAACAAGGGTGTGATTACACTTTAGACAGAATTGAAGTGTACATTAAGAAATAATTAATTTAAATACAGATTAGATAAGGATAAGAGAATGATAAAGCCAACAATTACGCTATCAAGTAGCGGCGCAAAAATTAAGAGTAGGGAGTGGAATGAATATAATATGTTTAACGCTGCAATACTAAGTTGCTGGATAAGCTTTTTGAATAAACAGTTAACACATAACACTAAATAGAACGAAGAAACTCACAGTTAAGTGAGTTATTCATTAAACCTCGCCATTTACTCGGGCGGGTCGTTTACTGGGCGTGGCGGCAATCCGTGAGGACGAAAGCCGCTTTCTGTTTTCATGATTCATTATTTGAAACGACCAATCAACGCGCTAATTAAATTAGCTTGAGGCTTAACCCCTGTTGCCGCTTCATACTTGTGTTGTTTTTCTTTTGTTCTCATAGCAAAGTAAGCTCTAAGCAATGCTGTAGGCGTTGCTATTATAGCTGTTAACATTGGCCAACCTTCATTGATAGCTCTTATCATTTCAGCGTCATGTGATGTAATTGCAAAAGCGTACATACTCACAATAACTATAATCGTAAAGCAAACCACTTGGGCCATCATCTTTGCTATTTCAGGTCTAGTTGTATTACCTGATGCGTCAACCTCTGCCATTGCTTTGAATCTATCGGTAAAGCCTCTTATCTCCTCTATTTCAACGTCATACTCTTTTTCTAATACACTTGCTTTCTGTTCAGGAGTTAACGTGCCTATGGCGTTCTGAGCGTCTTGACCTGTTGCGTCGTTAGGTAGCTTTTTATCATCAGGTAAGAATCCATTAACAGCATCAATTAATAATCCGCCTCCAGGAACTAATGTTTTAATTAATCCACTACCTACAGTTTTTAATATATCGCCGAGATTCATGTTAACTCCTGTTGTTAGTAAGGGGATTATATCACAGTGAGTTAATTTAATATTACGCTTGACTTATGACTGTATTGAGTCATACTGAGGTTAGTTAATCAATTGGAGAAAACTTTGAAAATACTTGTAGCATGTGAAGAAAGCCAAGCGGTAACAATAGAATTAAGAAAGCTAGGGCATGAGGCTTTTAGTGCTGATATTCAGGATTGTTCTGGTGGTCATCCTGAGTGGCATATTAAGGGCGATGTTTTATCGATAATTAAAGATGGATGGGATATGATAATTGCTCACCCACCTTGTACTTATTTCGCCAACGCCGGCTTACATTACTTAAAGACAAAGCCAGAGCGTCAAGGTCAGTTAGATGATGCTTTTAGAAAAAGAGTATGACGTTGAAATAGAGGAGATAAGAGGCTTTACCGATAGATTCAAAGCAATGGCAGAGGTTGACGCATCAGGTAATACAACTAGACCTGAAATAGCAAAGATGATGGCCCAAGTGGTTTGCTTTA